GCATGCCACCTGCACGTTGGGAATCGCCCCTCCCACGCCGATCGCCTGTTTCCACCAAAAGACTCCCGCATAGTGATCGATGCGTCCGACAAGCCCGCTCTTTTGGATCGCCCACACCAGCCGCTGCGGCGAACATTTGTAAGTGTGGTCCGTATCGAAGTCGGTGGCAACCGCCACATCCGCCCGAGTCTCCGGCGCGTCCGGCACGTCTCGCGCCACTGCACACTCCACGAAATCGAAATAGTAGTAGTTCCCCTGGCTCGCGGCGTTGCGGTCGCTGCGGATCCGGATCTCAAGCGTGTGCTCTCCCGCTGTCACGCCGCAGAAGGCCTTCCGCCGGATTCGCGACTGCGCCTCCTCCACCGGGCGATAACAGTCGAGCGGCTCCGAGGCCGCCGTGCCATCCAGGAAGAGGTCCACTTTGCCGCAGTCGAAATCCAGCCGCGTCCCTACGTAGATATCGTGTGTTTCGCCGCAATGTGTGGTGACGGTGGCGGTCGCTCCGAGTTGTGACGACCGCGTTGCGCGCCCATCACTGAAAACTCCCTTCGCTTCCGGTGCTTCTTCCCAGTAACCCGAATACGCAACCCATTCGCTGCTTTCTTCGATCCGCGCTGAACCCAGCCCAGCCACCTTCAGGGCCCTCGTGCCCGCTCGATCATTGACCGTCCAGTTCGATACGACTACGTGCCATTCGGTCGGCGTATACGCGGCGCCGTTCGCCAGGGCCGGCGCAAACGTGAGCCACAGTTTTTGAACATCCGTCCATCCAAGCGTGGAGAAATCGGCATGGATATGCCAGGGCACGTTGTCGGAGTTCCCTCCGCTCAACAGCACCGAGTGCGGTGTAAAGAAAAGGTTGGAGTTCTTGTGCAGTTCGTACAGCGTGACCATGTTGCCGTCAGCGCCAGGCTCCGCTGTGATTGTTATCTGATTCCCCGAAACCGTTGCCGCCAAGGACACCGGCCCGTTGGCGGCCCAGTTCGTACCGTTGATCTGAGCGGCGAGCGCCTGGCAGATTTCATTCGGCGTGACGTTGGGGCTGGGCGGCACGATGTAGTCAAAGGCCAGGTTCTGGTACCACAGCGTGACGCGGTCGTATGCATGGATGGTTCCCGCGTTGAGTGTGAAGGTGCCGCTCGCTCCGCTCCGGCCGCTCGGGCCGGTCGCCAGTTCGATCAGCCTCTTCTGCAGCCGTTGCCCGTTGGTCAGTTGGCAATCAAGGTACGGCCAATCGGTCCACGGCGCCTTCTTGGATTCAAACTCCTGAATCCCTTGGAACGTGACGTCAAAATCGAGCACCAGCCCCGTGAAATCGCCGTCGGGCAAGTAAGACCAGCGCGGATGCCCGTAGAAATCGTCGCGATCCCACAGTACCAGCACTGCGAAGTCGGCGGCATCCCGGAAGACTCCTGAAACCGTGAAGCCGTTCTCCGAGGTCCCCCATAACGCCGCACCCGCTCCATAAGCGCTGACGCCCTGCAGTTGCATTGTCCGGTTCGGCTGCAGCTTGTAAATGGTCTCCATTACATCCGCACGACCGCCATCAGCCGCCGGCCCGGGTACGTCGATCCGACCGCCGTGATGTCCAGCGTCACCGGCTGATCTGCTGGGATCACCAGACCTTCCACGCCAGGGTTCGTGGCCGTGTCAATCGTGTTGGAAAGGATCTGTCCCGCCGGAATCGTCAGCGTGGCGATTGCCGTCCCGTTGACGCGAACCACGCAAGTCAACGCCGATCCCATCGGGCCCTGCTCCACTACCGCGAAAATGTCGCGGATGCTGCCTGGCTGTGGCAGAGTAACCGGCGGCACGGCGTTGCTCTCGATCGCAACTAAACCGTCCACTGTCAGGTTGATCTGCCGGCCCGTTAGCGTGCGCAGGCCCTTTTGGATCGTCCCCGTTATGCAGATGCTTCGCGTTGGGCTGGCTCCTACGTTGTTGGTGACAAACAGCTCGGCGCTGGCGACGCGTACGTTGGGAAGCGGTATGGGGAAGCTCCAATCGCCGCTATAGGGGCTGCCGAAAAAGTCGGGTGGGAATGGCGCGATCACCGTCTTGCGCTGCAGGTGATATATGAGCGCCTGCCCCGCATGCCCGGCCGCGGCGCTTCCGTGCATTCCCCGCGTGACTGCATACTGCAGACCACCGTTGAGCACCGTCTCCACGCGCATGACTTCGGCATCGATCTGAATCAGCCTGCCCGCCGCGGCATTCCCCGCCACATTCAGCGCCAGCAGCGAATCGCTCGCGGCGATATCATTTGCCAGCCACGTCTCTGGCAACCCCAGTAGTTCATCCGCATAGTGCAGAGTCAGGGTGGCCGCTGAAACGGATCGGGTGTTCGTCAGATCGGAAAACGAAACGCCCGTCAGTTCGACGGTGCCACCGCGCGAACCTGATCCCAGACCAAAATCGGGCATGGGTGGAGCCGCGCGATCCGCGCTTCCCGACCCGCCGATCTGCCACCGCGTAACAGTTGAAAGTTCCAGCGCGCACTCGGCGTCATTCACATTTGCCGCGCGCCCGCAGATTTGCACGATCTGGCCCGAACGGTTGGGAATCGTAAATTCCACCGGACTGCTTTTCGTCAGAGCGCCGAAGCGCCACCCGGCATCGGTTGCAACGAAGAAGCTGCTCGCATCCGGCTCCAGGATCCAGGGGGGCGACACCGTGAGTGTCGTCGCGTCGTTCGATACGATCGTCCGCTCCTGGCCGGCTCCTCGCCCGCGGGTGATGCGTGTCGTCATTCCGCGGTACCGGTTCACCGCCATTTGCAGCGTCTCGTTGCCGATCGTGGAACTTCCATGTACGGTGGCCTCGCACTCCGGTTCCAGTTCCATCCGCCAATAGAAGTTGGCGTGATCGAAGTTGGCGTCGGGAGGAGCGATCAACTGCTTTGGGAATCCAGTGTCGACAAACTCCGGCGCCAAACCCTGGCTGCTAGCAATCCGAAAAAGTAGCGCGGGAGTCATGCCCCGGTACACGTGGAACGCGCTTGAACTTGTCGCGAAGCTCAAGCCGGTCAGCGTTACGCTGCCGCCGTCGCTCGGGATCACGGCCCTGACCACGAACGACAGTGCGCTCTCGTTGCCCGCGCTATCCGTCGCCGATACTGCGTAATAAAGCGTCTGCCCGGCCGCGAGGGAGCCCCCACCTCCCACCGTGGCCGCCAGACTGAGTAACGGCACTCCGGGCCCGGATCCGTTGGCAAGGGCCGGCGCCACAAAGCCGACCGACACGCTGGTCTCCGCAGTCCCATCGCTGCTCAACGAAGCAGTCTCTTCAATCCCAAACTGAATTTCCCCGCTGCCGTCCAGCAGGTTCCCAAGCAAGGGGCGCGGCAGACTCACCCCAGCGTCTGTTCTTCGCGATGTGCCAGCGCCTGCGCCGCTCTGCCCATTGCTGTCCGCATACCAGGCGTCGTCATGAATTTGGGCGGTAATCGTGGACGTCCGATAGTTTGTCACCGGAGAAATTTTTAGAACACGAAACGGCTGGCGGCTAAACCCTTCCTTTAGATACGTGACTGTAATCAAGTCGCCCGGCCGGATGCCCACCGCCTTTACGCTCGTGTCGAACGTGATGTATGTATTGCCGTGGACCGCCTTATCGATATTGCATTTGAGAATCCGCGCGGCCTGGTCATAATTCGGCAGCCCCAGCACCGGGAGCGTTGCCGAGATTTCCTGGCCGGCCCGCGCGATGTCCTCGGGGTCCACCATCGAATAGCTGTCCTGCTGGTAGCCGTTGAGCGCGTCTTGAAATTCCACGGTTAGCCGGTTCGGCGTATCCGCGATGCTCCGGGACGACACCGTCAGCGACGGCTCTCCGCCGGCCTTTCGAAGAATTCCCGAAAACTCGTTAGACCCGTCCCCGAATTCGTAACTCGGCCATCCGCCGTTTAGCGTCTGTGTGCTGTTGGAATTGGCGGGCTTCTTCGGCCGTTCCGACGCCGCGGTATTTTCCACTTGGAGCTGCAGCACGCCTCCGGCACCGTAGGTCAAATAGAGCCGTGCGGCATTTCGGATGCCGCGCACGACATCGCCGCCGCTACGCCGGTTCTGCAGAACCAGATTGCACTGGAATCGCGGCAAGGCGATTGGGTTCCCATTTAGATCGCTTGCGCCGATTGCCTCGTCGCAATACGTCGCTGTCGCCGCGAAACTGGCGAGATCGATTTCGGAAAGGCCCCATCCGCTTCTTCGCAAAATGTCCAACAGAATCCAAGCAGGATTACTGGAGAATCGATCTCCGGTATAGGAAGCGTCCGCCGCATACTCGGGCAAGACCAGGCCCTCCACCAGCACTTTAACTGTGGGCAGCGAGGTCCCGCTGCTCAGCCGTGTCGGCACCACCACTGCCAGATAGGCCATGCTGCCGTATGGATCGCCCGCCGGCTGCCCGCTCCCATTCAGAAAGTTGAGATCGAAGGCCCCATCGCGCCCGCCGAGCGTCGGCACGTTGTACCACCCCGTCCCCGTCATATTCGTGCCAACAACGCCGAGCGGAACTTCGACGTCGTTCACCAGAACCTTCAACACATCATGGATCGGGCCGACGCCGAGCAGCACTTCCATCCGTGTCAGATTGCCGTCGTTGCGGGCAAGCACGACTGGCGGTGTATACCAAGCCGTTCCGTATACCATCGGGACGAAATCGTTGTATCGTGCCTGGTTTACCGCGACGGCCGAAGTTGTCGAGTCCTTTCCGTAAGCGCGCACGGGGATCGCAGGCGGAACAAACTCGATCCCGCCGAAGCGGTTCAGCAGGCCCCGCGCCTGGCAGTCCGCGCGTGTGTAACTGCAGGAAGCAAATGGAACTCCCGCGTTCAACTGCCCCGCGCCGCCTGTGATATCGGGAGAATATCCGCACCGGTAGAACCGCGAATACCGTCCGGCCCCGCCGCCATCCAGCGCTTCGGTCCGCTGCTCTAAGTTCGCCGGAAATTGCCACGGGCACCGTCGCTGGATGCGAATCGGCGGCAGCACCAGCCGCTGCAGATTCATGCGGTTCACTGCCGTCAGCCGGAGGGTTGCCTCGCGAATTTCGTCCGGCGGATTGCAGATGCCCTGGAACAAGACGACCATTTCCGATGCTGCTGCCTGGTTCCGCAGATCGTAAAACAGGAATCCAACCCTAAGACGCGCGCCTTTCCACCCGCACAATCGCTCGACTTCCGAAAAATGGGAATCTGCGTTGGCCAGCAGAATCGTAATCCGTGGGCTTCCATCAACGCCTTGATCTGATGCTGTCTGGATCTCGAAGGCGCTGTGCTCCAGCACGCGCGCCTGGTAAACCGTGCCGTCCAGCGTGATGCGATGGGTGCACCAATGTTCTGTGGTTCCGTCGTTCAGCTGGCAGTCGAATATCAAAACTGGCGTGTCCGTTACCGGCTGATCTTTCAGCTCATAAGCGGTTGGCATGGATAATGTTCACCGTTGCGGAGTGCCGATTCACGTCCGTCGCCGTCAGGGCGAGCGTGTCGTCTCGAAACCACGCATTTGGATAAATGCCGCCGGTCGTGCTCGCCTTATACGTCGATGCGCCTACCTGCGGCTCTACTTGGAGGCCGAACAGATCCAGGGATCCGCCTACCGGCACCTCGATCCCGAATTCGACAGTCTCCTCTAATGGATCTCCGCTCGCGGAAAGCGCGATCCGGGTCCACGCAGCCGTTAGTGCGCGATCGGCGCGGGCCGATCCGCGAAGAAGTGTGATGTTCGCCGCCGCCGAGCCTTTCACGTAGGCACTCAGGCAGTAGACGAAACCGCCGGGCGCTTCCAGCGTTTGTGACAGCCTTTGAGTCGCGCCGCCGGAATTTGAGATGTGCCAGGCGTTTGTCCCGCCCATTGGGTCCGCAAATCCCCCGGCAATCGAGAGTAACGGCCCTTTCGTCCATCCGGAATGATCCAATCGGTTACTCCATGCGAACAGATTGGCGGTAGGGTCGAGAAACGCGAACGGGCGGAGCCCTCCTTCTGTGGCTTCGAAGAATGTTTCCAATGCGGAAGCCTCTTCGTCCGACAGGTCCGTGTATTGCAGTTGCCATTCGGTAATTTCTCCGCACGGATCCGCCAGCTTAATCGAATTACCGTCGCCCAGCGTGTTGATCACCGTGCGCATGCGATGCCGCTTCAGCAGCGGGTACTGAGTCAACGTCCCGGTTGTCAGTTGTGGAAATGCCAGCATTCTCTAGTTCCGGTTTTGCCGCACCGTGAGCGCTGTCCGCCCTTGCAACTCGGCCAAAGATGTGAGCGCGAGATCGCCGTTCACAAAGCTGCAGTTCGTGTACGCCTGCTCGTCCCAGGGATCCGTAAACGCGAAGGTTCCGAATGCACCCTGATTGTCTGCGAAGAACTGTTCGATCGCGGCCATCTCGGCTTCATCGAGCAGATCCAGCCGAATCTGCCATTCGTGCAGAGGCCCGCTCGAATCCCGGTAGCGTTGCGCCGTTCCATCCACGAATTGAATCACCTGGTTTCGAAAACGAATGCCCCGAGTTAAGGGGTACTGCGCGACCGCGCGAGTCTTGAGCTTTGGAAAGGTTCCGGGCATGTTTACAAATCGTTCACCACGTCATTGATTGAGTTGAGATTTAGCATTGCTTGCCTTACGGCCAGCGCGATTTCGCTGCTGTGATCCAGGAATGAACGCGTGTCCATCGCCTGCACATTCACGGAAATTTGCGGCGTCGCGGCTGTCGCCGGGATCGCGCTGCCACCCGTCCCGGCTGCTGGTGCCGGGCCGTACATGCGCGGCATACCCATTTGGTCGTAGTCCGAGGACAGAATGCTGTTGCCAAAATCAGCGCCTTGAAAATAGATATTGTCGGGCATCGTGTATTTCCGCAGCGGCGGCGGTGCCTCCTGGCCCCCGCCTCCGAACAAGCCGAACAATCCGCTGAATAGAGGAACCAGCCCCAGCCCGCTGGTGAACACTTTGGAGACTGCCGACACGACTGCATTTCCCGTGCTCTGGGAACTGCCGGTCGTAACAGCCGTGAGTGCGCCGATTTGCGTAGCTGTGTGCTCGAGCGCCGTTGCTACCGAGCCCCCGCTCGCAAGCGCTTGAAAGCTGTTAAAGATTGTTTCTTGTGTTCTGCTGGCCATCTCTGATTTCCGCTGCGACTGCTTCCTCCAGGATCAGGAACGCATCTACTTGCCGCCCACTCAGTCGTGATATGTCGGTTCTGCCCAGGCGCCGGCTCACGGAGTATTCATTAAGCAACGCAATGCTCTCTGCCGTGATATACGACTTCGGACAAACTCCAAGCGCGACGCCTTTGCGGGCCCATACCGGTGCCGTCTTCGGTTCTTCCCGAAGTCCCAGCCAGCCGCAGCGCCTCTTCCTCTCCAGGCCGGATTTCCGGCACGTCTCGCACTTCCAACCGTCCTGATTTGAAAATTGAAAATGGAAGGCGATGATTAGTTTTTTCGTTCTTCCTGGGTGAGGCCGGCCTGCAACTGCACGGCCGCCAGCGCCTCACGAAAAAGATCCTCCGGGCCGCTCTCCGCCAAGAGCTCTGGAGTCGCTTCAGCCCCATCCACGACCAATCCCGAGACGCCCCGGAGGCCCCAGCTCACGTACAGCCGGCCGATCTCCGCTTCCGCGAGCGCCGCATCCATTTTGTCAGCCGGCTCCTTGCCGGCCTCGAGAAATTCCATGTGCCGCGAGAGCTCGCGAATTCGCCGCATCAACTCGGTGCGCCGTCCGTAAGACATCTTCGCGACCCTGAACGTCACTCCCGGCGCAATTCGCGACTCCACCAACATTACGCTTTCATAAGTCATCGTCATCCGAATGCCACCGCGATCTCATCGTCCACCGTCCCCTGCGCCTGCGATGCGCGGAACCGCCACTGCAGCCGGTTCTCGCTGTCATCGAATTCCGGCACTTCCGGAATTACGCTCTTGAGGTGGACGGCCATGACCTGTCCCTCCAGCTCACCCAGTTGAAACATCACCGTGATTGGCGATTGCTGCCGGGCCGCCTGGTACAACCCCTTCGTGGCGTCGTCATCAAGACCGTACAAGTCGAATGCCGCCGTGACCACCCGAGGCCCCGGAGAAATCGCGCGGGGCAGGCTCGAGCCAAACTCCCGTGCCCGCGTGCTCAACCCGTTCTTTAAAACCACCGACGCGTTTGTGATTGTGAAAAACTGAGCGGGAGACGTACCAAGCCACGCCTGCCCCATGTTTCCCGGCACGATCGAATAGTCGAACGCGTCCAGCGCGGGCTCCGAGGGAAAACTCTGCAGCTGGCCGGTGCCGGAAGAAAAGCTGCTGGTGTCCAGCACATCTTGCGCCGGGCCGCTGAAATGGAACTCGTGATAGTCGCCGTTGATCGCGATCTCCATCTGATCGACAGCCGCCCCGCATAGTAGCCGGTGCACCGCCGTCGCCGGGCTCCAGTAGTCGAACACGCTTACGCTCGGCAGTTCGGTCGCGAGCCCGTACGTCACGGCGGCCCCCAGCGTCGCCCCAGTACCCGGCACTGCAGCGAATGGCGCATTCAATTGCACTGTCGTCGCATCCACGATCGCCGAGACAAACCGGATCTCTCCGCCTGAGGAAACCGCTTGGCCCACGCTCAATCCGTGGGCGCCTGCGAACCCGAGCCTTCCGCCGCCGGTGGTCGAGGCGAGGGTGCCGCCGCTAAACCGGCTAGGGGCCGCCCCCAACGCCGCTTGAAAGAGCGGCCCATAGCCCGGTCCGGCCTGCGCCTTCGGCCAGCTGGTAAGATACGTTCGCAACTCGAAATCCGTGCGGCGCCGCCCTCCGCTCGGCTGGCCCGAAAAGGTTCTGCTCCCTGTTTTGTCCTTCCGGTCCGCTGTCTCCCGCTGGTGGGTGACGGTGAGCTTCAACGCCGGGATCCGGTTCGCAGCCGCGATGGCTCCGACGCTTCCGTACGAGCTCTCCAGC